TGTATCAAAAAAATTCCACATGTTAGGTTTATTAACATATTGACCATTTATAACGGTCTTTTGCACTATCTGTTTATCAGGATATTTCTCAATCATTTTTTCAATAACTTCTCTTTTTATCAACATACATCCAGTTGGTGAGTCCGTAACTTCCATTACACCCTTATTAAGTTTAATATTATTTGCATCAGGCACTTTCATAGGATAGGTGTGTAAAGATCTTCTTATATCATCTGGTGATTTAATTTTACCCTCTTGCATTTTTTTAAACGCTTTATCCCACATAAGTGTTTTTAAAGGATACGGCACAGATATAATATCTTTATTAGCTTTTAACATGGTAAATATAGACTTACCCTGAAAGTAAATATCTGAATCAATAAATAATAAATGCGTAGCCTTGGATTCTAGGAAACCTGCAACACAAAGATTTCTTCCTTGTGTAACTAAAGATGATTTAATTAAATGAAAAGAAACTTTTAATTTTTTTTGAAAGCATTCTTTCTGAAACTCTATTAATGCTTGTGTATAATGTATAGATACATCACTGTGCACAGGAGTGCCTACAAAAATTTGGTATTTTTCAAACTCATTACTATTTTGTTTCCAAAGAGGCTCTCTTGCTTTTTCGTAATCAGATTGTGTTTCTATACTTACTTCTTGTAAAGTTTGATAAGTATCTTCGTTTATATAATTATTTTTTGACACTAAGGGCTCCTCTTAAAAAATTTTCCCACTCTATAGCTTTCTTATCCCAACTATAAAATTTTTTATAATATTTTTGTTGCTCTTCTAAATGACTTTGTATTGTATCGGTATGTAGATAGTCAGCACAAACATCAATAGCACCTGCAACACTTCCTGCAAGTAAATCAAAATTTTTACTATAATTTATATACACAGGCCATTCGGCACAAGTTTCAGGTAAAGCCCCAAAGTTTGTAGTGATTACATGTAATCCTGCTGCTAAAGCCTCTAGTGCTGAGACACAAAAAGTCTCTTCAAAAATTGATGGATAAACAAATAAATCATAATCAGTCATGTGTTCTAAAATATATTCATTTGGTTTGTGACCTATATAATTAACATTAGGTAACTTTCGAGCTTGATCAAATAAATCATTAAAATCTTTATCTACCCTTTGTGCAAACTCAGTTCCATAAACTTTGTTAGAACTATAAACATCTAATGTAATATTTTTATTCTTAATCATTTGCATAGCTAATAATAATACATTTAAACCTCTCCAAGGTGTGCAATGGTGTATTATTTTTATAGGATCACCTTTTTTAAAAATTTTTCTTTTAGGAAAATGACTCGCACCATTTTTAATAACCATACACTTGTCTTCAGGTATTTGAAAAAAATATCTGAACTTTTCATAATTCCAATGAGAGTTAAAAACATACCAATCATATTCATGATGTCTGTCTTTGTTTCTAAAAAAATTTTGTAAGTTTGGTTGATCCCATGAATTTTTCTGCCATAAAATATTTATCTTATTTGGATCAATAGGCACTTTGCCAGGAATTGAAGTGCATATTTGAAATTTATTTAATAAATCTTTAGAAACATATTTTTCTAAAAATTCATGTTGTATTTCAGTTGCCCCTCTAGCATCCATGTTATATTATTTTTTTGTCTTTGCACCAATTTCTCCAGCTCTAGTGACAGTTATCTCTAGATCTTGTCTAAAATCATCACTAGTAGTATCAGTATTGGGGTCATTAACATCAGCATCAAAAGCAGCTTTAGATTCATAAACTTTTCCTGTTCTTTTATGTTTAATTATCTCTTTTGCCGTTGCAGGTATTTTTGGTAAATCAGTCATTATTTTTTAGCCTGTACATCTAATATATTAAAAGATATACCATATTTTACATCATCATCAAGTTTTTTAGTTCCGTGTTCTAAAAAACCTGAAAAAAACACAAACTTATTTTTTTTAGGAATTATACCTATATTTAATTCAGGAAAAATTAATTCTGTTTTACAGTCATTAAGATAAAATATACCCGAAAAAGAGCATGAGTGTTGATGTAAATTTGTGTGCTCATTTCTATTTATTTTAAATCCCCATGATTCTATTAAACGATAATTATTATAATTTACAGGATTACACTCCAACGCTTTTTTTAACATTTTTCTAAAGATAGGATCCTCATTGAAAAATTCCCAATAAGTCATTTCACCCTGTAATTGTGTTTTATAACTATTGTTATTTTTTTCTAAAATACCTTGTTCAATTTTTGCAATAAAATAATCACTATCGATATCGTCTAACATAGCTTCAATAAATAAAATTTTTTTAGCAACTTTGTGTTGAAATAAATTAATTAATTTTGTCATTATCGACCTTGTCTGTTATACTTCTTATAAGATCTTTTTTCAGATTTTGATAACCTTTTTTTATGTCTTCTAGGTCTCTTTCGAGGTTTTGGTCTAGGGACATAGTGTACGAATTTTTGTCTAGCCATTCTCCTGTGATCTATCTATTTGTGCGTAACTTATAATACCTTGTATTTCATTTGCAGTTCCTGCTGTCATTTTAAGAATGTCACTTTCCTCTAGCACCAAAGTATGAGAAATAATATTTTCAACAGTGTTTGCGGGTATAGCTTTTCTTGAAATAGAAAAAGTTGCAGAGGCAGAAGAATCAGTAACTTGCACAGACAAATTTACAGGACTAGAAGATGAATTATCTACTTGAATTTGTTTAATCAAACATCTTGCACCTGGTGGTGATGTTAATACAGATGTAGTTGATGTATCTGTAAGATTTATTCCTGCATTTTTATATTGTATGGTCATGATATAAACCAACTAAATGTATCTTGTTCATTTTTTAACTCTTGTTGATAAGAAGTATTTAATTTATTTTGCATAGTTCTCAAAGACTGGTTGACTTGTCTTTGATTTTCCTCCGTGTATTCAGAGGTTGGTTCAGGTATAATTATATCAACTCTTGCCATAATCTATGAATATACACCATGCGATAATATTATTCTTGGCCCCAAAGCAATACTTCTATGCATAGTACCTTTCTTTATACTTAATAAATCTCCTTTTTCTACAATTAAATTTTTATTATCTATAATATACATTGTTTTACCATATAAACCAATAATATTAACATCTTCATGATCCACATGATTAGAAGCTGCGTAAGATTTAAAGGAAAAAAACAAATAAAGATTAGACATTTTTTTACTTTTATTTAATTCTTCATCAAGAGTTTTTTTTAATTTACTAAAATAATTGCTATTTTCTGCCCCTATTAACTTAAATGAGCCTTCTAAATAAAAAGTGTCTTTGAATTTTTTTTCATCAGTATTTTTAATTTGATAAGAACCTGAGTCTATTAATTGTGCCAAATCATTTAAATCAAAGGTTTTTTCTAAATTTAAAAAATTTTTTTTTAAGTCAAACATATTTCCTTAATAATATTATTCTTTAAGTAATCCTTATCGCAAAAACTTTTGTTTGGATAGATATCAAATGCAATTGAAATTCTATCTTTTGTTGATGTATTTTTACTTACAAAGTGTGGTACATAAGATGGAAATAAAATTAAATCACCTACCATATTTTTTACCTCTATAAAATTAGACTCACTTAAATTACCATAAAAAGTAGACGAATTGTTATCGGTGCAATGCAAATGACCTGAAATAAAAGAAGAATCAACTTCATTTAATTTAAAATGTCTATGTAATTTTATTTGTTCATTTTGTCTTAAAACATTAAACCAACATTGAATAAAAATTTTATTTATATTTATCTTTTTATATTCTAAGAAACATCTTACTGTGTTTACAATATTTAATTCTAATTTCTTTATTTCATCGTTTTCCTGTTTTAGTAAATTGTAGTATTCAAATCTAGAAGTTACAGAATTTTTTAATCCAGTATTACCATCTCGTTTAGGTTCTTTTTTTAATAAATCTTTTTCTAAATTTAATAAGAATTTATTTAATTTGCTAAAATCTATGTTATTAATTTTATTATGGAAATGCCAAATATTACTTGAAATGCCTAATGGACTTTTATCAATATCGTAAATATATTCCCTATAAATCATCTCATGCCGTCAGGCTGAACATCTGCTCTAAAAGTACCATAACGCCAACTTTCATCAGTTGATGTATTTTCAATTTTTAAGTTAGCAAATCTTGATCTTGCTCTAGTATCAATTTTTTCTGTGGAGCTTGTAATAGTAAAAGGTCCGAGAGGCGAGGATGTTTCGGTACTAACAGGAAATCTTTTTAAGTTTATAGTTACTTTTGCATTACCCTGTATTAATTTAAAATCAGGTATAAATCTTCTTACACTCATAAAAAACTGTCCATCGCCACCTTGTGCTAAATCGAAATCACCTGATTGTATAAAAGCAGGAATCGCAGTTTTTGCTCCTGTTGAATCAACCTGATTTACTCCGACTTCATGTGAATAATAAATAGTAGATCCGTTTACATTTGTAACACCTTGCACTGTTGGAAATGATGGAGTGCCTGTTGAATTAAATTCAGTTGCATAAGGATGATCGTAAAGATTAGCATCAGTATATGTTGTTCTAGCTAAAGAACCTGTAGTCCAAGTTCCACTTTGATAATTAAAAGTAACACATCTATCTACATTGTTACTACCACTTTTTGGATAGAACCAATTTATTTCTTCGTATAAACTGTATAAACCTGCATAAACAGACTCACCGTTTTGATAATTTATACCAAGATTATCACCCTTAGTGGTAAAAACAAAATCTTCAACTAAACAAGGTAAAGCTTTAACTGTACCATCATAAACAAAAAAACCACCTGCCTCACCCATCCAATAGACAGCACCATTTACATATTTTATAGAATGTTGACCTATGGCACCACAATTAGATCCAACTTGTCTAACGGAAAAAGTAAAAGGAGGTCCTACAAATTGTATTACATAAGCAGATGTGTCCGTAACTACAAATGTATAATCTTTACCTTTTACTGCTCCAACTATTTTTGTCCCTGAATCTAATCTAAAAGAACCCGCAGTATTCACTGATGTAGGAGTATAATCTGAAATATCTTCTTGATCAGAAAATCTTATAAACATTCTATCTTGTGTATTAGGACTTCCAATAGTTGTCTCAGTGCCTAACATAAATAAATGTCTATCCCTATCAGAAACAAGTGACATGACGGAAGCTGTAGGAGCATTAGATACAACTACTGCTCTTGTGCTCAAAGCATTAGGATTTGAATTAATTGGATTCCATTCAAATGTTTTACCATTTTTTACTGTCGCTATTAATTTTTCACCAAAATTATCTAAAGACCATGATGCAGGATCTATTGATAACGTTTGAGATAGAGAAGCCTCACCCCAGCCAGTAAAATATTCTATTCCAGCACCACTCGAATGCGCGGTTCTAGTTCCTGCCACTCCTCGAGTAATACCTGTTAAATCATTTGATGATACTCCTGTATACGAAATAAATTCAGTGCCTACTTTAATTGTTCCAGATGTTGGAAAACCTGTAGTAGAGGCTAAAGTTATTGATGTCCCTGAACCACCGGTTCCTGCAGTGTCATCTAATAAAGCACCATTTAAAGTACCAAATAATTGTTGTCCGCCACCCCAAAGACCTGTACCCCAACCAAAGCCATAAGTAAAATTTAAACTTCCTGGTTTTACATAAGGGTTAACAGTTGCAGAACCACTACCATTTACGGTGGTTCCTGCTGCACTAGCCATTGTTATTGTAAATTCATCACTATTAGGGACGGTTACAACTTGAAAAGTATTTGTTGTAAAATCTGCTGCAGAATATCCTGCGCCTGATGGGGGTGTTACTGATGTAAAAGTAAAAAGATCTCCTGGCTCTAAAGAGTGCGCAGCTTTATTTACAGTAACAGTAGCCGATGTATTTACTGTATCAAAAGTACAACCCGTTAATGCAGTATCTAATGGCGTTATATCATAAAATGCATCTTCATAATAAACTACTAATAACTTATTAGTTCCTATAGCTGCATATCTCCTACCATCCAAATCTGCCCAAATGAATTGTTCTCTAGCAGCACCCACTAATGTAGTGCTTACTAACTGTTCCCAACCTCCAATCTTTTCAGGTAATCCATATCTAAATCGAACAAAATCACCGTCTATCCATTGACCCTCTGCACCAGTAGGTGTGACTTGTTTATTAAAACCAGGTTGTATCTGTACGTTTGTTAATGGCATAATTCTATTTTAACCTATAAAAATGGTTTTCTCTAGACTTACTCTGTAGTTTTTATTTCTTCTTTTTCTTTGCTAGTAATCTTTTTTACCTCCTCAGGAAAACGATGCATACACTCGGCAAGAGTTTTTGCCATAGTGTTAATCACATGCTTAAAGGCCTCAGGTGGCAAAGTTAATTGTTTAGTATTATTTAAAATATTTACCTCCTCTTCAGAGAAGATAAATTTACAACTACCATCATCTTTACTTATTATTTTCATTCTTTCATCCCATAGTTTAATCTTTTATCTTTTGCAAATTCTTTGTAAGGCCCATCTGCATCAACATAATGTAAAAAAGTTTGAATATGATAATCCCCGTTAAATTCTTTTCTAGAATGAAGTACATCTGTACCCCAATACATCACTGCATCTCCATCTTCAAGATAAATTTCATTTTCATCAATTATTATTGGCCATTTTGTTCCACAACTTGAAATTTGACAAGTTACACTGACTTCACAAGATGGTCTATCTTTGTGTTCTTTAAGATCTGCAAATTTAGTATAGCATCTCCAATAAGAGTAAGTGGGTATAACTTTTAAACCCGACTCCTTTTCAACTAATTCTTTTTTACCAATCATTAAAGCTTCCATAGCAAAATCAGAATAGCATGAGGTGTCTGCATTTTTATTTTGTCTAAAATCAAAATTATCAATATTATTTTGATGATACATTATTGTATATCTTCTTAAAAATTTAGCCTCATCAACCGTTAAAAAATTTTTAATTTTTTTATATTTAAAATCTTTTTTTAAAGTGCCCATAATACAATAGAATACCTTGTTCCTTTTGTTACTGGTGTAACACAATGTGGATAAATAAAATTGCTTGGCCATAAAATTAGCCTACCTACTTTATTTTCAATAATTTTTTCTTGTTTTGATGCTTGATCTAAAAATGTTAAATTACCACCCTCATAATCATTATTTAATAAAATAATTACACTCAAAGTTCTTGGTATTGCTTCTGCATGATCTATATGAAATTTATAAAATCCACCTGTTTCGTATTTTAAAATAGATAAATCTAATATTCTTTTATAATCTACATACGGGAATTTTTTCTTATAGTTATCAAAAGCTATCCTAAAATAATGAATTAATAAATTTGCCCAATGTGCGTTTGTTAAGGATGGGGATAAAGAATAAAGTGGAAAGGTTTCTGTATTTCTTATAGTTTTTACTGTTTCAGGATTTCTGTCACCAATCGTAGTGCCAACATCATAACTTACTGTATTAGCATATCTTATTATTTGAGCCACTATTGTGGGTGAAATTAAATTATCCTCTACATGAATAAATTCATTTATATTCATGTATTGTTTTATACACTTTTTTAAGGTAGACGCAACAAACTTGGTGCGTCTGAAATTCCATTTTCTCTCAATAATTTAACAAGATTACCTTGATAAGGATAGGTCAAATCAGCAGGTATTACAAAATCAAGTAAAGATTCTTTATATGCCTCCCAATCAGAATCTTCTGTGTTTTCTAGATAGTCATTAATTGCTTTAACCATTTGTTGTCTTTCTCTCTCCATAGCATCATTATCTGGAGTTATAGTAGTGTTGGCTTCCTCAACAACATCGCTATTTTCATTTAATGTAAAAAAAGTAGTACATAATTCTGCAGCTTGAAATTGATCTTCACTTACATCTTTTTCTATCCAACCATTAGCTTCTTTTTGTGCTGCTAATTTATTTTTATCTGATTCTGTATTACAAGCTTTTTGTAAATAATTGTTTTTAAAATAAAAATATGCCATTGTATCTCCTATTAATCTACTTCAAATATAACTAGAACCCCTTTTCCACCAGCTTGACCTGAACCTGGACCAGTTCCTGCACCACTTGATCCCATTTTTGTGTCTAAAGAAATTCCCTCTGAGGTTATAATATCTGCACCAATTCCAATAACTGGAGCATATGTATCATACTCTGTTCTACTAAAACTAGTTCCTGAAAGAGCAGAAGCAGCATTAATAGTTGGTACGAAACTTGAATCAGGCACTGGAGATCTTCCTGTGTTTTGTCGTATAACGGGTGATAAATCAAATTTAGCACCTGGTACAGATCCTGGAGTTCCTGAACTACTGTTCCTTAAACCTCCTGTACCTCCAAACGCTGCAACAACATTTCCACCAGGTCCTAAAAGAGTGTCCCCTCCTGCGCCTCCAACTGAAGATCCTGATGCTGGACCTGGAGATCCTGCGGCTCCAACTGCGTATGGTTGAGAAAAAGGTGCCGATACATCTACATCAAAAAAACCAAATCCTCCTCTTCTTCCACCACGCCCTTTAAAACCATCGGAAGAACCAGCTCCTCCGCCACCTCCTCCACATGCGTAAACATATAAATCTGTAATTCCAGGTTGTGCGGTATATGTACCACTTGCAGGTCCTCTAGCGAATAATCCTAAACTTGCAGCTCCTCCAGCCGATCCTGAAGCAGCTGATGTTATTCTACCTTGAGCATCAACCGTTAATGTTGCTACAGTATAAGTCCCAGCAGTTACTGCGGTATTAGCAAGTTTGTCAGCAGTTACTGCATCATCTGCAATTTTTGCAGTAGTTACATTAGAATCTAAAATACCAGCAGTTACAACTGCGTTATCTGAAATTTGTGCAGCTCTAATTGCATCGTCTGCAATTTTAGCATTTGTAATAGCGTCATCTGCAACTTGTGCAGTTCCAATTGTTCCTCCTAAAGTATCTAGTGAAACCTCATTAAGATTTGTTCCATCAGAATACGCTGCATAAATTTTTTGTGCGTCAGGAGTAAATCCAGTTCCTGATGCAGTTTTAATTGTAAGGTTTGTTGGATTAGTTACTGCCGTAACATCAAAGATATAAAATTTTTCAATTGAATCTGGAATTGTACAAATAGTTCCCGATGTTGCAGTAATAGTTGCAAATTTTATTACGAGATTTCTTGCATTTGATAATGCACCGTCAGACATAACAAGTGCAGTAGTACCTCCTGCAGATAATGTTACTGATTCAAAACCTGCAATTGCTTGTTGTACTAAATTTAAATTTGTGTTTGTTTTATCACCCCATGTACCAGCATTTTCACCGGTTACCATAAGTTCGAGTTTAAGATCACTTGAATAACTAGATGCCATATAAATTTCTCCTTAAATAATCATATTATACATTTATCATGCAGCCAAATCAACCTCTGTCCATGTATTATTAACTCCTAAATCAACCTCTTGCCATGGTGTTATATTTACATTACCTAAAGAAGCAGTCATTTGTATGCCTGAAACATCAATTCCTGCTGTTCCAGTCACTGAAACAGAACCTATAGATGATGTCATCTGTAAACCAGAGGCCCCTATAATTTGACCTGGAATTTCTGCATGTTGTCCTAAAGTTAAGGCCGCCTGTAAACCAGTAGGAGATTCGGTAGTTGTTTGTATTAGGTTTATACTTCCTAAAGTAAATGACGCTTGTATACCAGTTACATCCACCGGTGTTTTTAATCCAGCAACTGTATTACCTATTGAACCTGTTAGTAAACCTGCACTAGAAACAGTTACATTTGCATCTGCTTCAAATTGTAGAGAACCAATAGTAAAATCTAATTGATCTTCTGAAGCAAATACGGTGATATCTTGATCTATTTGTAGAGAGAAACTTCCTAAAGAACTACTTAACTGACCTGCACTCGTTACAGATACATTAACATCAGTAAATGCATTAGCAGCAGGGAAATTTATTGTAGATGTTAATTGTTGTCCTGCAGGTAAAACAGAGTAAGCTTCACCCCAAGCTAAATTACCCCATGCTCTTCTACCCCAACCAATACCTGTTAGTTCAGATTCATCAATTGTTGTAGCACCAATACTCGAAGTTGCGGAAATTCCTGTAACAGGAACACCTATTCCGATTGTTGCACTACCAATACCTAAAGATGATAAATTACCAGTTGCTTCAAATAAAAAAGATATTCCTGCAGTTTCTTCTCCTAGAGATGAGCTTAAAGATATACCAGTGACAGATACATTTGCATCACCCGATACTGTTATACTTCCAATAGAAAAAGAAGCTGATATTCCAGTTATGGTAGGTTGTGATCCTGAGAGGTCACCCCATTCATTCTCACCCCAAGTATCACCACCCCATCCAACTTGGATTTCATTGTCTACTGCAATATTGCCAATGCTAAAGGATGCACTTATTCCTGAGAGAGTAATTCCGACATCACCTTGTGCTGCCCAACTACCTTGTCCCCAACTAAGTGCACCCCATGCATTTGACATTCATTTTATTCCTTAAGCTAATCTTAAAATAGCAGCCGAAGTTGTAAACGCTGGAAACTGTATTGTAAAAGTTCCCGATGTAGCCGTTTTATCTCCACCAAAATCTAACACTGCTACTGCGTCTGTAGTGTTCGATCCACCGTCTGTTGTAGTGTTATAAATTAGTGCACCTCTAGCTGTCAGTGTTACACCAACAAAAGATAAATCTGCAAAGTCAGTAATAGCTACTGAAGATGAAACTTTTACACCTTGGTTTACTAAAGCCTTTCCACCAGCTGTATATCCGGATGGAGAAGAAACTTCATTTGAAGTTGTATAGTTTGTAGTTGATTTACCTAAAGTTGCAGAACTTGTAAACATCGCTAACTTGTAAGTATCAGAGGATGTATCAAAGTCATGCTTAGCTTGTAGTAATTCTTTTTTAAAAGAATCACAAATTGCGTTTGTTGTTATTGCCATAATTATTCTCCTTTAAATTTATGGACTAGGAGAATCTACTTTAATTCTTGGTACTCCATCTGTATATTCTCCACGTCTTCTTCTACCCATTTGTTGTAGGGCAAAATTTTGTACTTCCTCATTATACTTTGAATTGTAGAGGTTGTATAGATTGTCAGGTCCTTTTAAAAATCTAAAAGCCTCAGCTAAAACACCATGTAATAACATCGACTCTTGATATGTGGATAAAAAGGTATTATTTGTTGATGTAAAATTAGGTGGATCTTTAATATAGTTTACCTGAATCGTATCTGCAGATGGTGGTGTGGGTGCTACTAAGATATTGAAATCATCAAAATTTGCATAATATTGAGGTGTGCCTTGTCTACCTGTCCCATTAAATTCAGAAATAAAACTTATATCTCTTTTTTCTAAAAAAATTCTATTGCCTGAAGAATCTATGTGTTCCACAGATCTAATAATTAAAATATCAGAGGGCAACGACACAGCTCTGTTTGCAGCAGTAAAATTAGATGTAGCATATTTTCTTAGATCATCATAATCTACTTTACCCGCAACATCCAACTCTACAGATCTTATAAAATCTTGAATTATAGCATCTGTTAAAACATTACTATCAACCTCTGTATAGTTTCTTACCTGTGTTAAAAAATTTGCGTGTGTTATAGACATTATGAAATACTAACCTCCACGCTTCCGATATTACTTAGCATTTCTCTTCTTCTATTTTGCACAGAAGGGTCTTCAGGCACCATACTGTGTATTGTTGTAGTAATACCATTAGTTGTAACATTAAATTCTTGTGTTTTAAAAGCAAACTCTCCTGGTAAAGATAAGTTTGCAACACCAACATGTATGCCACCTGAATTTGAAATTGTATTATCATTTGCAAATTCTTGAGTAGGTTGTTGAAATTTCATCACTCTTGGATTTTTTAATGCTACGGCATCTGCTTTATGATATGGTGGATCAAGTTGTGGATGTTTTGGTTCAAACTCACTTATATGCACTAGTGAGCCGTTCCATTCCTTAACCATCTCTCTATAAGGATATTCCATTCCTGATCTATCAGATATAGCTTTAGATCTTTTTCCACTTGCAAAACTCATTAGACACCATCCCCAAAATAAGTTTGAGGAGATATGTATACAGATGTTCTCTGACCATCTTCATTTAAAGCTCTTAACAATTCATCCTCATAAAGTTGTTTTAAAACTTGTATTCTATCTGGAGCTCTTTTTTGTGCTAGATAATAAGCTAAACCTGAACACATGCACGGTAAAAATCTATAAACCACATCGGTTTGATTATTATATCCACCTACATCTTGAATTCTATCTATAGTATAAAATTTTAATGTCGTAAAAGTAGTAGCATCAGGTGCTAAATATAAAAATATTTGTGGTGTTGTTTGTCTATCAACAAAATATTGTGATGGTTGTCCTGTTTGCAGTTTG